CTACTTCTTTATTATTTTAGTGGACATACAAACAATGAACCTCCGACCCGTGGTTATGAAACTTTCTGAAAAAACTCTGAACTTACTTAAAAACTTTTCAACTATTAATCAATCTATTCTTTTTAAAGCAGGAAATAAACTTCGCACTATTAGTGTAATGAAGAATATTCTTGCAGAAACAACTATTTCTGAAGAATTGCCAAGGGATTTTGGTATCTATGATTTGGGACAATTTCTTAATGGTTTAAGTCTTCATAACAATCCTGATCTTGATTTTCAAGAGGATAATTATGTGGTAATTAAGGAAGGAAGATCACGTTCTAAGTATTTCTTTGCAGATCCACAGGTTATTGTAACTCCACCAGATAAGACATTCAATCTTCCTAGTGAAGATGTTACATTTGATTTAAGCACAGATCAGTTGGATAAGTTACTTAAAGCAGCAGCTATCTATCAACTTCCTGATTTAGCTGTAGTTGGTGCTAATGGTGTAGTAAAAATTGTTGTGCGTGATAAGAAGAATGATACATCAAATGATTTTGCAATTACTGTAGGCGAGACAGATAAACAATTCTCATTTAACTTTAAGGTTGAGAATATTAAAATTCTTCCTGGTAATTATGAGGTTGTTGTATCATCAAAACTTCTATCTAGGTTTAGTAGTAAAAATCAAGATCTAACTTATTTTATTGCACTAGAACCAGATTCTACATTTGAATAATGAGGGATGAATTTCTCTGGGTTGAAAAATATAGACCCCAAAAAATTGAGGATTGCATTCTACCAGAACAAACTAAGAAACCTTTCTTAGAATTTCTAAATAAAGGTGAGATACCAAACATGCTTCTTGCTGGTCCTGCTGGATGTGGTAAAACTACTGTAGCAAAAGCATTATGCAATCAATTAGGAGTAGATGTTTATGTCATTAATGGATCGGATGAAGGAAGGTTTCTTGATACAGTTCGGAATAGTGCCAAGAACTTTGCGTCTACAGTATCTCTTAGCAGCGAGTCGAAGCATAAAGTCATCATCATCGACGAAGCAGACAATACCACTCCCGATGTACAGCTCCTCCTTAGAGCGTCTATTGAGGAGTTCTCCAGAAACTGTAGATTCATTTTCACTTGCAACTACAAAAATAAAATCATTGAACCCCTGCATTCGAGATGTGCTGTGGTGGAGTTTGGTGTTAAGGGTAAACATAAACAAGAAATTGCAGCAAAATTCTTCGGAAGATTAGTAAATATTCTTGAACAAGAAAGAGTAGAAGCAGATAAGAAAGTTTTAGCAGAACTTATCAATAAGCATTTTCCTGATTGGAGGAGGGTTCTTAATGAGTGTCAGAGATACTCTGTTGGTGGTAAGATAGATACTGGTATATTAGCTCACTTTAGTGATGTAAAAGTAAATGATCTCATTAAAAACCTCAAAGAGAAGGACTTTGCGGAAGTACGTAAATGGTGTGTCAATAACTTGGACAACGATCCTGCTGTTTTATTACGTCGTATTTACGATAGTCTTTACACTTCCTTGGTTCCTTCTACCATCCCTGCTGCTGTTCTCATACTTGCTAAGTATCAGTACCAAATCGCTTTTGTTGCAGATCAAGAGATAAATATGCTTGCATGTTTGACAGAGATTATGGTAGAATGTGAGTTCAAGTAGTAATTATTATGATTAGTAAAGAAAAAGTGAGAAACCAAGTGAAGTCCAGATTTTATTATATCTTCTGGGGTATTGCAACATTTTCTGTAGTGGCAGGTCAACTATATGTTGGATCTGGATATAGAATATTTGCAAATTCTTTACTTAGAATATTTGATGCTGTTGAAGTAGAAGTAGGCCGAGATTACAACGGACGGAGGTATTACTAATGGTTTTAGTTTTTATTATCGTAGGATTATTGTTCTTTATTATGGGGTATGGACTGTACCTTACAATAGGACCAGGTAAGACAGATTTACGTGATCCTATTGATGAACATGCTAAGATGCATGAACTAGGAATAGCACATGGTCATGGTGGAAATAAAGGGGCATATGAGATGTCTGGTAAATTAAATCATAATCATGATGACTGATGAAGAACGTGAAGAACAAAGACGTATTGATGATGACTATAATGTAGTCAATCATTATTATCGTGCTAAGATGATGCATCCCAATATTCCATTCTATCTTCAAGATGAAATGGGAAATACTTATGAGTTTAAGTGGGATTTAATTTATCAGTATATTGCTAAAATTACACAATGAAAGCCTTGAAGACTCCACTCAGATATCCTGGTGGAAAATCTAAAGCAATTAAAACATTATCACCTTGGTTTCCTAAGACAATTTCAGAATATAGAGAACCTTTTATAGGTGGTGGATCTATTGCGATTGAAGTGACTAAATCTAATCCAGACATACCAGTATGGATAAATGATCTCTATGTACCCCTTTATAACTTCTGGGTACAATTGAGGGATAGGGGTGAAGAACTCTCTGAGAGGGTGCGAGAAGAGAAGCAGAGGACGTTGGATGAAGGTGGTAAGGATAAAGTAACTGCAAAGGCTAAAGAACTATTCAATAAGTATAAGGAAGAGATTGATACTTATGATGACTTTGAGAAAGCAGTAGCATTTTTTATAATGAATAAGTGTAGTTTTTCTGGATTGACAGAGAACAGCACCTTTTCGCAGTCAGCATCTAATTCTAATTTTTCTCTTGTAGGAGCAGATAAACTTGCACAGTTTTCTAAGTTGATTAAAGATTGGAAGATTACTAATATTGATTATTCAGAAGTAATGAAAGAGCATGGATCAAGTGATACATTTATATTTTTAGATCCTCCATATGATATTAAAGATTTCTTATATGGAAAGAATCGTGAGATGCATAAGAAGTTTGATCATGAAAGATTTGCTGATGACGTTTATAATTGTGTCCACAAGTTTATGATAACTTATAATGTTAATGATAGACTTAAAGAGTTATATAAAAACTACAATCTAAAGGAGTGGAAGTTGAGGTATTCTATGGCTCATCGTGGAGATAAAGGAACTGATGAGAATATTAAAACTGAATTGTTGGTTACTAATTATTCTATTGTTCCTATCACTCCTTTAGAGAAAGCAATGAGTATTCCTAATAATATCTATTGTTAAATTATGGAACTAAAGGATTGGTTAAATTCAATTAATTTTACAAAAAAAGTTCCTGAAGATCCACAGGAAATTAAATCATATTCTCCTTATATAATTAATCGTTGTTTGTCAGGACATCTTGATTGTATTATGTTTGCAAACGAAATGAATAAATATTCTTTCCTTGATAAAGATATGCAATATTCTTTTTATCTAAATACACTTAGGAAAAAGAAGAGATTCAGTCCCTGGCTCCGTAAGGATAAAGTCACAGATCTTGAAATCATCAAACAATACTATGGTTATAGTAACGAAAAAGCATCTAATGCTTTGAGAATATTAACCCCTGAACAAATTAATTTTATTAAACAACGACTTGAAACTGGAGGATCGAAATGACTGCCACCGTTGAACCTACCGTACAGTGGTCTCAAGACCAGATGGTAGAAGTAACTTTAAACGAACCAGATGATTTCTTAAAAGTTAGGGAAACCTTAACAAGAATTGGTGTTGCGTCACGAAAAGAAAAGAAACTTTACCAAAGTTGTCATATTTTACATAAGCAAGGTAGATATTATATAGTACATTTTAAGGAGTTGTTTGCTCTTGATGGAAAGCACGCTAACCTTACTGTTAACGACGTTCAGCGTCGGAATCGTATTGCTCGTCTTCTTGCTGATTGGGGTCTTATATCTGTAGTGAAATCAGATTCAGTTTCCGATATTGCTCCACTTAATCAAATTAAAGTTCTTGCCTATAAGGACAAGGGAGATTGGGTATTGGAGCAGAAGTATAATATTGGAAAGAAAGGGAAGACGCAGGAAACCGAATAAAATTATAGGGAGTTCAACACTCCCTTTTTTTATGGTCTGTGCTATAAATATAGTATGGATGCCGAAAGGATCCAAACAACAAAACACTCGCTTTTAAAGGAGGCTATTATGACTAACCTAGCAAGGTATCACGCTGAGAATCTTCCAGAACTTTTTGATAAGATTACTAGAAACAGCATTGGAATGGATGATTATCTCAATCGTTTTTTCAACGATACAAGAACAGAGAACTATCCACCTTACAATATAGTTCAGGTAAACAATGTAGAAACCAGACTTGAGGTTGCTCTTGCTGGATTCAAAAAGAAAGAAGTTAAAGTTTACACTGAGTTTGGTAAACTAGTTGTTGAGGGGAACAAGGAGAAGAAAGATGAGAAAGATGAATTAATTTTTAAAGGACTCGCTCAAAGATCTTTCCAAAGAACATGGGGTATCACTGATGATACTGAAGTTCAGAAAGTTGAATTTGAAGATGGATTACTTACTGTTACAGTAGGTAAGATTGTTCCAGAACATCATGCTCGTAAAGATTGGCTCTAAATAGTAATGAGTTCGAGATGGATCAGCACCCTTTACAGGGTGCTTTTTTTTGCTATAATAATTGGAGGTAAATAAAAAACATGACAGTTAAATTAATCCTACTAAAATCTGGAGAAGACATCATCGCTGATGTTTCGGAAATGGTAGTTGGAGATGAGACTGATAAAGAAAATCCACCTAGAGTAATTGGATATTATCTTAATAGACCTTGTGTTATTAAAATGCAAGATGCTAGAAGTCTTCCTGAATTGGCAAAAGGTAATGAACAGAAGCAGGGATATTCAGTATCTCTTTTTCCTTGGATGCCACTTTCTAAAGAAGATAAGATTCCAATCCCTGCAGATTGGATGATTACTATGGTAGAACCAGTAACTAAATTAAGTCAAATGTATGATGAGGACATTGTAAAAAATGGAAAAGACAATCAAAGTGATAGCACTGACGACGACACAGCAGATTCTGATCAGTCAGATTGATGAAGTTCCTGCAGCAATTCCTGGAGAACCTGATTGTCAATTAGTTAAACCTTTTTGGATTGAGACACAATCTGGTACTACAGTTTTATCTCCTTTCTTGACTGGCATTACAAAGGATGATACGTTTATGATGAGTTCTGACAAGATTCTTACTCTTGCAGATCCAACACCAACTCTACTTGAAAAATATCAAGATCTTATTAAAGAATGAAATTCTACACCAATGTCCAACTGATCGGTAACCAGTTTCTGGTACGAGGAGTTGAGAATGGGAAGAGATATGAGCATAGGGATGAGTTTTTCCCTACGTTATTTGTCAAATCTAAAAAGAATCTAAAGACTAAATATAAAACGTTAGGTGGAGAATCAGTTGAAGAAATTAAACCAGGCACTGTTAGAGAATGTCGTGACTTCTATAAGAAGTACGAGGATGTTGAGGGATTTGAGATATATGGGAATGACAGGTATATTTACCAATATATTTCAGAGAAATACCCAGAGGATGAAATCAAGTTTGACATATCTAAGATTAAGCTTGTTACTCTGGATATTGAAGTTGCGTCTGAGCAGGGTTTCCCTGATGTGGAATCGTGCGTCGAAGAGATTCTGGCAATCACAATACAAGACTATACAACTAAGCAGATCGTTACTTGGGGAAGTAAACCCTTTGAGAATAATAGGAAGGATGTAACATATTTTCACTGTCCTACGGAACATGCACTTTTAAGTTCCTTTATTAATTACTGGATGCAGGATGTTCCAGATGTTATTACTGGATGGAATATACAACTTTATGATATACCTTACATATGTAAACGTCTGAGAAGAGTTCTTGGTGAGAAGTTGATGAAGAGGATGTCACCTTGGGGATTGTGTAGTGAGGGTGAAGTTCATATCATGGGACGTACTCATACTACATTTGATGTTGGTGGTGTCTGTCAGTTAGACTATCTTGATCTTTATAAGAAGTTTACTTATAAGGCACAAGAATCATATCGTTTGGATTATATTGCTAGTGTAGAACTTGGACAGAAGAAGTTAGACCACAGTGAGTTTGATACATTTAAAGATTTCTATACAAAGGGTTGGCAAAAGTTTATTGAGTATAATATAATTGACGTTGAACTTGTTGACCGTTTGGAAGACAAGATGAAACTGATTGAACTTGCATTGACTATGGCATATGATGCTAAAGTTAATTATAATGATGTGTTCTATCAGGTGCGGATGTGGGACACCATCATCTATAACTATTTAAAGAAGAGGAACATTGTTATTCCTCCTAAGAATAGATCTCAAAAGAACGAAAAGTATGCGGGGGCGTATGTCAAGGAACCGAAACCAGGAAAGTATGATTGGGTGGTTAGTTTTGACCTCAATAGCCTGTATCCTCATCTTATTATGCAGTACAACATCTCCCCAGAGACCCTCAGGGAGACTCGACATCCCAGCTCGAGCGTTGAACGGATTTTAAATCAAGAGATTGAATTTAGTGGTGAGTTTGCTACATGTGCTAACGGTGCTCAGTATCGTAAAGATGTTCGTGGGTTCTTACCAGAACTTATGGATAAGATGTATGGAGATCGTGTTGTTTTTAAGAAGAAGATGCTTGAGGCAAAGCAGCAGTATGAGAAGACACCTACAGAAGCATTGGAGAAGGAGATTGCTAGGTGTAACAATATCCAGATGGCGAAGAAGATATCTCTTAACTCTGCTTATGGTGCTATCGGCAACCAGTACTTTAGGTATTACAAACTTGCTAATGCAGAAGCCATTACTTTGTCTGGCCAAGTATCCATACGTTGGATAGAGAACAAGATGAATGCCAAGATGAATAAGATTTTGAAAACTGAGGAGGTTGATTATGTTATTGCTTCAGATACTGATTCCATCTATCTTAATTTGGGTCCTTTGGTTGAACGTGTATACAAGGGCAGAGAGAAAACTAATGAGGTCGTTGTTGGGTTCCTTAACAAGGTGTGTGAAACTGAATTTGAGCCTTTTATTGAAGGTTCTTACCAAGAACTGGCCGACTACGTAGGTGCTTATGATCAGAAGATGTTTATGAAGAGAGAGAACATCGCTGATCGTGGTATATGGACTGCCAAGAAGAGATACATTTTAAATGTATGGGATAGTGAAGGTGTCCGATATGAAGAACCTAAACTAAAGATGATGGGTATTGAAGCAGTGAAGTCATCAACTCCTGCACCATGTCGCACAATGATTAAGGACGGATTGAAGATAATGATGAATGGAACTGAAGAAGAAGTGATAGATTATATTGATGATTGTCGTGCAAAGTTCAAGACACTTCCTCCAGAAGATATTGCATTTCCTCGCACTGCATCAAACGTGCAAAAGTATAAAGCATCGTCTACAATATATGCAAAGGGAACACCTATACATATACGTGGTGCATTATTATTCAATCATTATGTAAAGCAGAAGAAATTGGATAATAAATATTCACTTATTGGTAATGGAGAAAAGGTCAAGTTTCTCTATCTTAAAAAACCGAATATTATACAGGAGAATGTGTTATCCTTTATTCAGGATTTTCCTCATGAACTTGGTCTTGACAAATACATCGACTATGATCTACAATTTGAGAAGAGTTTTGTAGAACCTCTCAAAGCAATTCTTGATGCCATAGGTTGGAATGTCGAGAAAACTGTAAACTTAGAGTTATTTTTTTCCTAATGGAATTACCTATCGACCAGAAAGATTTGAAAACAATAGTAAATGCTCTTGCATT